AGGGCGCAACTAGGGAGGCTGTATTATTCTTCTTAATCGCTTCCCATATTGGCTGGTACTGTCTCATTGACCTCTTAGATTCTTATTGGTTGTTAGTGTTAGTTTATCTTATATATAAATACTATCACTTAGATAATACTTGTATATAAAATCACATCCTTGTGATCGGCTGCTGCCTTAGCTTAGGTTAACTGAAGATAACTTTTGTATAGCCACGTTCGGGCATCTTGGCAGTGATCATGATATGTAAGCTATTAACAGTAGCAGAATAGCTACGAGTCTTAGCGTCAGGTGGAGTATAAGCAACAGCAGTTACTTGTACTTGGTTAGTAGTGATAGCTACAGTCTTACTCGGAAGTCCGACTGCCTCTGATAATGTAAACGCAGGAGTATCAAAACTAGCAGTAACTAGTGGAGATACAGCAGATACATTAAAGGAGAAAGCTAAAGCTACCATACAGATAAGCGAATAGATCCAATGCTTAAACATATAAGTACCTCTTACTTGTGCTAAGCTTTTATACTAGGTAGCTTAACTAGACCTAAATTCATACTCCTGTAGCAGTCAGGAGATTTAGTTACAAAATCCTATAGCTCCTCCTAAGAGTTGTACTATAGCTGCTAGGTGATTAATGCGTTTGATGAGCAGCCTCAGCTTTGAGAGTTAAGGGCGCGGTAGGCCTTCACACGGTTTATCCCAACTACCCATCAAACTTTCTGTCGTTAGTACTATTTATATTAACTAACTTACTAAAAGAGTCTCACCATAACAGTAAGACCCTTCTATAAGTCAACTACCTATAGATACTACAGGTTAGCTAACAGTTCTTCAGGTGTAGTGTTAACAAGCTTATCAGCTTTATCAACTAAGAACTCTACACAAGATGTGAACTCATCAACACGCTTAGAGTTCTCTACATACAAGGCAATCTGTGTAAGCAAGAAGTTAATAACTTCTACGTTAGTCTTAACAGATGCAAACTTACCTTGCAAGATCTTAGCCGCACGAGTAATAGGTTCAACACCCTTACCTGTAACTTCTGGCATAGTCTTAATGTAGTCGTTAGCAAAGTCTTCCCAAACTTCCTTAGCAATACCACCACCAGAGCGTTCTGCTTTAGGCATGTTAGCAATAGCAGACCAAGACAACTTAGAAGTATCTAAGTTAACTGCATTAATACCATGATCGTCAGTGATCATAATACGTGCTTGAGCTGTGATGATAGAATCTACCGCATCTTGCAGAAGTTCTAAGTCTTTACCACCAGCTTCTAAGATATCTACGATACCCTGTACAGAAGGATAAGGAATAGGAAGCTCAAGAGCGTCACGTTTAAGTTCTACACCATCAGCATCTTTAGATGTCTTAAAGCGGAAGACAACAGGCTTAACATTAACTTGAGAGTTATAGTTAGCTTTAATATCTGCACAAATACCAGCAAGTTCTTCTTGGGTAGGTGCTGGTGTAGCTTCTGAGGTGGAAGTATCACGTGGGTCATTAGCTTCTACGTCTTCTACTTCTTCTACTGGGTTTTCAGTTACATCATTCATTAGTTATCTCCTATAAGATATTAGTTGAATGTTAGATTTAATACATATTAGTTTTTGGTTAGAACTAATTTAAACTATGAACATATTATACATTGAATGAGGTTATTGTCAAGAACTTTCTTTCTTCTTAATAAGCTCCTTTAACTTAGCTACTGCTTGTGTTTGGTTAGCAGCCTCTAATAGATCCCATAACTCTAACATAGCATTTAACTTAGACTGAGCTGCTACTGAGTCTGAACTATAACCTTTAGCCCAATGAGGACGAAGCTTTTCATACCTAGCTTCTTGCGCTTTTAACTTCTGAGCACAATAGTTTTCTGTTCTACGTAATAACTCTTCTGCTCCCTTTACCTTTAGCTGTAAGGCTGTGTACTCAGCTATTATCTTATCTATTGTATCTGACATATTACTTATCCTCTTTCTGTTTAGATAGATAGTCTGACTTAGCTCTCTGGTAGTCTTGTTCTATACAATCTCTAGCAGTAGCTAGTGCTATATTAGCTCTACATATAGCGTTTATAGTTGCATTTGAATGGTGTAAGTTACTATGGGGTATAACCACTCTTTTACATGTAAAACCTTGTAACCAGTTCTTCTTGCCCGCTAGTCTTTGTAAGTAAGATTGGGGTGGTCGTTGTTTCTTAGCTTGTTTAGGCTTTAACCGTCCTCGTCTTATTAGCAGTTTAATATGACTACAACGTGCTTTGCAAGTCTCTCTAACAGTACAACCTATACAGTCTTTAGTCATATAGTCTTTAAGTTTATATCTATCTTTATCAGTCATATCTAATCTCCCATATCTTGTAGTTTACTATCTAACTTACCCTTAAAGAACTCAGCCTTCTCAGCAAGAGTGTTACCTTTAATACGCTGCCTGTCTATACCTTTAACAAAAGTCTCAGGCTCACAGATAACATATAACTCTTCCCTAGCACGAGTTACAGCTGTATATAATAACTCTCTCTGTAACATAGTAGCATGAGACTGATGGAGAGCTAGATATACTTTCCTCCACTCAGAGCCTTGTGACTTATGTACTGTAAGAGCGTAAGCATGTAAGAGGTTATTAACATCAGCCGCATTTTCAATAGTTATAAAGTCACCTGTATCTGTTAGACGCAAGGTTATAACATGACTGGCCTGTCTTACCCTATCTTCTGTAGCCTCACAAGCTTCTAGTAAGAAGTCTATATCAGAATCCGTATCAGCTTCAGTAGTTAGCTTATCTTTACTAGCATGATACTCTTCTACTGCTTTAGGATTATGTCCCCAGTAATCTAAGTTCTTAGACTCTGTTTGAAACTTAGCTCCTGTATAGCCCGCATGTACATTAATCTCAGTTATCTCAGCATCCTCCTTATCATAGAGAACCTTATCACCTACAGAGAAGTAATGCTTATTAAATCCTGCTACTACTTCATAGGTAGTTCTTTGATGGACTCTGGCTATATGGTTAGCTATATGTTTATTAAACTCTATAGTACCACAAGCTTTGTTATAAGGTATAAGGATAACATCCTCATCTACATTATATATATCATTATCATAAGCAGCCTTAAAGAACTCGGCTAAGGTTCTAGTGGCATCATCTGCGCTTATCTTCTTCTTCCACGGATGGAGAGTTAACTGTCCTTTAAACTTCCACTCAGGAAACTCAGCTACAGGGATAGGACGGCCTGATAGTATTCTATGAGCTAGTCTTATAATAGGAGACTCAAGAGCCTGTCTATATACTTCTTTAAGCTCTACTACTGGTAGGTCTAGTAATCTAAAACCTAAGACAGCAGAGCCAAAGACTGGAGGTAACTGATTAATGTCACCTAAGAAGATCCACTGTACCTTATGAGCTAAGGCTAAGTTAATCTCTTGAAAGAGTTCTAAGGATAACATAGAAGACTCTTCTACTACTATAGTATGTATAGAGGCAGGTAAAGGGTTAGCTTCATTACGAGAGGCTAAGAACCTCATAGTCTTCTTAGTGTTACCTTCTTCATCTAAGACTTCAAAGAACTCTGGCTTGTATTCGAGTAACTTATGGGCTGTAATAGCATTCTTTTTAAGGTCTTCAGGTAAGACACGTCTTATGTTATTAGTAGCGCGTCTAGTATAAGCTATGATAACACAGCCTGGAGTTCCATCAGTAAGGAAGTGATGACCTTCTGACTTAAGAACAGGTATCTTACCAGTCTGAATAAGAGAAGATAAGGCACCTTGCATACAGGTAGTCTTACCAGTACCAGCAGCACCAATAAGAACACAAGAATTACCAGATGAGGCAAGAGAGACAAACTCGTTCTGGAGGGTGTTATAGGTAATAGCATTACCTTCCTTATCTATATGTTCGTTACTAGCTGCTACTCTGGCTTCTATCTCTGCTAAGTCTACCTCATGTAGTTTAGTTTCCTCAGCCTTAGCTAACTCGCCCCAATCCTTAATAGTAGCTGGGTTTTCTTTACTTCTACCTGCCAGCTTATCTCTTAGTTCTGCTAGTCTTGAGCCTGTTACACCTGCTACCTTATTAGGGTCTGGTTTAAGAGAGTCTGGTATATCTATTACCTTACCTCTAGCTGATATATGTACCTTATCTCTTTGACTACTAGTACTAGCTTTAGCAGAATCATAAGGAGAGGGAGAGTTGGTAGGGCTTGGTGCTGGTGTATCAGTGCGATACCTCTCAGATATATCTATAGCCTTCTTAGCTCTAGCTGCGGCTAGTATCTTAGCCATTTTAAGTGAGTTCATTATGTATAGTCCCGTAGCATATCAGTTGTTACGCCTTTCATATATAAGGCAGGGTCTTCTTCTCTTATATAGGCTAATAACCTCTCTAAGTTTATAGACACTCTAACAGGATAACCTTCACAGGCTCCATCATCTATAGCTAAAGCTACTGCTAGGTTATCATCTAAAAGAGTGAGTCTATCGTGCTCTATTATTGGTGTGGTGTTAGCCATTAGTTGGTTACTCTTTATTACTAGGTTAAATATTGCGTTGTGTATATCTTTATTTAAGTGTTCCATAGTTTTATAGTCAGCAGGGTCTAGACCTAACCTTAGAGCTATACCTTCCATCATAGCGTAGCACTTATACTTCTTATCTCTAGTAGTCTGAGCTGATTCTTTACTCATGATGTTACCTCCATAACTAGTACCGTTGGTGGTATATTAAATACAGGGTCTGCTACTCTAAAAGATAGTTTAACAGTTGTATGTTCTTGCCTTCTAAGTAGCTTAGTTGGGTCTGTCTTATGGTATATTACTTGATAGTTTCCATACATACCAGACATCATAGTATCTAAGAAATCTTTTGTAGCTATCTTTGTTGCCTGATAGTGGTATAAACAATCTTTATAATCTTCTGGGAAGTAAAAGATATTATACATAGAGAAGCGTAAGGTAGAAGGAGTTACACCATACGTCTTATAAGCTGTTATTGAGTCTAAAGGTGACATTATAAGTCCTCCATAACAGAAGCGTTTGTGTTAGCTACCTTAGCCAAATTAAACTTAACTGCCTCTCTATAAGCTAACTTAGCTCTTAAGAATGCAAGTTTATTTGGATAATCACTTACTACTGGTTCTTTATCTGGAGCCTTAGCTATAAGAGATAAGGTTGCTGCTTCTTCTATTGTATTATCAGTAGTTAGAAGCGTATAAGACTCTGATGAGGTAGAGTTAAGAGAGCCTATACCTAAGAAGTCATTATGATTAGAGATACCTGTTCTTAGAGTCTTCATAAGAGTATGGTAGTGTATAGAACCTGCTTCTAAGTTCTCCTCACAGTACTCTTTAACAGCTACTAAGTCTTTCTTAGGTGTAGAGAACATAGCTTCTAAGTTATAACACTTACGAATAATAAGCTTCCAAGAGTCTTTAGTAGCTATAGGAAAGCAAGCTGCCTTATCTGCCCATTCAGCTACAGCACTAGCTAACTTAGTCTTACCTGCCTCAGGAGAGAAGATAAGCTTAGATAGTTTATCTTCTACTGTTTTAAGCTGTCGAATAAAAGACTCTCTGTTTATACCTTTCATAAAGTCACTTATATTATTATTCCATGCCGCTATCCATATCTTTATATTATCTAGGTTAGCTGTATCTTGTCTTATAAAGAACTTAGGTTGTTTAAAGTGTGGATGGTATATAGCATTAGTAGCCCAGATAGTCTTAACTAACTGACCTATATTAGCTGCTATTATATTAGGTGTAGACTCTGTTATTCTAGCTGGTACTACAAACTCAACAGAGTCAGTAGACTTAAGAAGAGCGAGAAAGAGTAGGTAAGAGTCTATGTCTGTTAGTTGTCCCTTAGTATAGGTTGTGTATAGTCCTAATAGTTTCTTCTGGGGTAGATAGAAGATAGGATGGGAGTACTCACGTCTTGAGAGAGTCATAGGAACATGAGGGATGGTAATAGGTATATCAGATACACCACATATTATTTTAGCCATTTGATAGCTACCTCCCAGTTAGCTAGACAGTACTCTCTGGCTACACCATCATGTCTAGTGTACCCTAGTTGTCTAGCTAGTCTGTCTTTAGACTGTTTACGTCTTTTATAAGAGGGCAGCTTACTGCCTTTATATAGACTATTAAGTCTAAGGGTTACAAGGGCTATTATATCTTTATTCATCTTATTATACCTTTATTAGTTACTTAGGTTAGTTGTTACTGGTGTTACTGGTATTACTTATATGTTTATAGTAGTAGGTCTAATAGAGCTACCTGTTTGAACAGTCGATCTAGTAGCTTTACCCGCCATACTTTCTATCTTAAATACTTCTGGAAAGTAGTCAACATAGTAAGGTGTAACAGCACAGTAGCTACCATTCCTTGCTATGTCAGTATAAGATACTCTTAGACCTTCCTCACCATCTACAGTAAGAGAGTGTTTAAAGTGCTTAGACTGATCATATAGGTTATGGGTTATATGAGTAGGTTTATTATTAGTATCAGACATGTTATTTATACCTTCTTAGGTTGGTTAGTACGGTTAGTTTTATTAGACTTAGGACGGTATTTAGTCCAGTGGGTTAGGTTGTTTAGGTGTCCACAGGGCTTGTTCTTATCTATAAATAATATACACTCCCAGCCTCTATCCTTCTTTATACTATATAGCCAGTGAAAGTTAGGTAGTTTAGTGCAGTTATATAATTTATTAGGTGTAAGATTATATATAGTACTAGATGCAAACTTCTTCTTACTTAGTTTAAAATAAACTTTCATAACTTATCTACCTCTTTTAATAGATCACTTAGTGCTTTGTTAGGTACAGTAGCTTCTAATACATCTACCTGATACTCACCTACTAATGCTGCCAGTCGTCTAAGCTGTACTTTAAGAGCTAACTCTCTGGCTAGACCTTCTGTCTTAGCGTTCTTAAATAAAGTAAGTCTCTTATTTAAATGGTCTATAGCCTTTGTATACTCACATAACTGTTCAGCTAGCTCAATAGTAGCCTTAGATGCTATGTAGTCTACGCCTTCCTTAACTGATTTAATTTTTGTAAGCTTAGCCATTACTACATACCTCCTGTATTAGCTTCATACTCAGCTTCTTCTGTCTCACTCATAAGATCATTAACATACATATGTTCCTTAGCTGCTTGTATCTCAGATAAGCTCATAGTTACATAAGTAGCCCCCACTGTATCTGTTATATTTTTATATCTAAGATAACAAGATAGATTATACGTAACCTTGTCTCTAGGGTTATCAGAAGTGTGGGGAGATAATGGGCTATCCATACCTAATGAGTCTTCTACTGACAGGTTAGGTGTGGTAGTGAAACTAGGGTCTATAGCATTATTAGCTATCTTAGCTTCAAAAGGTGCCAGTGTCTTAATAATACTTATAGACTCCTGTGACATATCTAACTTAGCTAGACATAATATGTGTCTTATCTGACTAGCTGTTAGAGATGGTCTATACTTAGAGATAGGTATAGAGTTAGGTGGCGCTGGTGGTGGTGTATTCATACTCATATTATATTACCTACTTAGGTTGTTATAGTTATAAGACTCTACTAGTTAGTAGTCTTGGGTAGTATGGGCTTGGGGTGGTTAGGTAGTTATACACTAATAAATCTAATAACTACATCCTGAAATTGTCGCGCCCGACAAACTGACAAAATGCCAATAGCCTGTGTATAGTCTCATACATGCCATAATATGTCAAGCACTATCTACTATATACCGTACTAGTTACTTAGCTAGCTATACCCTATAGATATAACTAGCTATCTATGTATATAGACTTATAGACTTATAGACTTATGTGTCTCTCTATGCCTATATTTAGAGGGTGTGTTATTTTTAGAGAGATATAAAACATACATACAACTAGAGATAAATACATAAGGATAGAAACTAATACATACAATACATAAGAAGTTAGTAAGAGAGAAGGGAGAAATATAGGCACACAAATAGACCCATAAAACGCATTTGGCATTTTGGCATTTTGGCATTTTGGCATTTTGTCGAGATGGACAAACCGACAAACAGACAATTTAGTAGTTAGTAATAGAAACTATAAGACATAAGAAACTATAAGAGATAGATAATAGAACTAATAGACATAAAGTAAACTAATAATGGGGACGATAAAAAACCCACTTAATAGCATAAACTACTAAGCAGGTTTAAAGGGTTATGAACTAATTAGTAACTGATCTTATAACAAATCCATAAGTTCTGTGCTACTCATTGGATTAGCCATTTTAGTAAGCTTTTCTATGATCTTACCTGATACTAAATCAGAGTCTTTGTTAATCTCACACTTCTCTACTGCTTCTAATAACTTCTCTGCTTCTTCCTTCTGATAACTAACAAGATTAGAGGCTAAACCGTTAAACTTAGTCTTATAAACATCTAAGAATCTATTTATGTTAGCAGTATCATTTTCAGTCGGCGTTTCTGATACTCCCAACTTATCAGCAAATAGAACTGTTAATGTATCAGCAAGATTATCAGTGAACCAACTAGTTATAACTTCCTTATTCATTCTTGTACTTTGAGCTACTGTTTCTAGACTACTAATAACAGACTTAATACTAAGAGCGTCAACTTCCAGACTTGTGACACCCGAAACATGAGCAGTTTTAGCTATCTTATCTTGTTCTGCTTCTATCATGTTAATAATATGTGGAGTAAGAGACTTTAGTACATCATCAGTAAGCTCATCTTTAGTAACTGGGCTAACTAAGAGACAGCTATTAATTCCAGCTGCTTTTCCTGTCTTAGTATTAACTTTATACATTAGTTTAATAGTTCTTTTACCAGACTCAACTAACGGTGCTTTAGCGTCATAAGATAGGAATTGTAAGTTACCGTCTGCATCTAAACCACGCTCAGTAATAGACACATGAGAGATTGAGTTATTATCTGTATTATCTGTATTGTTCATAATATTATACCTTTATGTTTAATTAACTAGGTTAGTTTATTGATAAGTAAAATACTCATCCAGCTAGATACTAGTAATATGTAAGCTACTAATACCTAACAGGTTGAGATCTACTGTCTGTCTACATCATACGTTCTAATCTTAGCCCTTTATATCTCACTACTCTATCTATAGGTGTGTCATGGTATGATCTGTTTTTAAAGCCAATGACACTACATTTAGTGTTAATAGTGCCTCCATCACCTGCTTGATAGAATGTATGAGTATGTAGCAGGGTGTCTACTATCAGCCCACCGCATACCATACCACCACTGCCTGCTATTACTTTAAATACTAGTTTCATGGTCTATGGTCTCCACCTATTTAGGTAGGCAGTGGCTACCACCATAGAGGCTAGTACTGCTATGGCTATAACTACTAGCACCCCATCAAGTCTACGTGACCACTTAGTATATGTATTCATATCTATTACTCCTTACCCTATGGGTGTGTCTTGTTTCTATGTCTCTATCTTACTCCTATTTCCTGCATATATCTATCACTATCAACTATATATCATACCGTCTGTCTGTTATATCACCCTACATACTACCACCACCTATGTCTGCTACCAGTAACCATCATCAACTACTAACATACTATCTACATACTACCACCTACCTACTGGGGATAATACTAATACGAATAAGACTTATTATTATTAGCATGGGGGTGGGAACCCTTTTTAGCTTTAGAGTTGTGTATATCCTAAAGAACATGCTATAAATTCCTAAACTAATTCAGATACCCTTATCTAAGACTCCCATATATAAGTAGTTAGCTCCAGACTCCTACTAACTAGACTGGTAAGAAAATATATGAGTCCCCGCACCCTTTTTTATCTCCTACTCCTTATATATAGTATATAATGTACCCATACATTCAATAGAGATAGGAGGGGCTTATTATGAGTAATTTAACAGAAGATAAAGCCCTGTCCTTACTTGGCTCAGGTGTACCACAAGAAGCAGTTGCTTCAGCCTTAGGAGTATCACCTTCTTATATATCACAACTTCTATCTGATGAAAGCTTTGCACAGCAGGTAACAGAGCTTAAGTTTGAAGCCTTATCTAAGCACTCTCAGAGAGACAGGAACTATGATGAGTTAGAGGACACATTACTTGCCAGGCTTAAGTCTAATGCTGCCTTACTGATAAGACCTCTAGATATAATGAAAGCTTTACAAGTAGTTAATGGTGCAAAAAGGCGCGGTACGGATTCCTTAGAAAACATTGTTAATCAGCAGAATATAGTACAGCTTACTCTACCTGCTCAGATTGTACAGAACTTTACTACTAATATTCATAACCAAGTTATTAAGACTGGTGATCAGGACTTACGTACTATTCAATCTGGTGACTTACTTAAGACTGTGGAAGTACCCACACCAATAGAGGCTCAGGTAGAAGAGGTAATGGAGTTATCAGAGCCAGATTTAGATAACCCAGAGTTAGCAGCACTACTGTAGGAGGAGGTTATTATGACACAACTTAAACCTAAGACTGTACTAGAAGATAACCTACATACAGCTAAGGATGTATCTAACGCAAGAACTGCTTTACTTAACCTTATGAATAAAGTAAGTACTCCAAGCCCTACCACTAAGGATACTGCCATAGTAGTTAAGAAAGTAGTATGGGTATAGTATGGGTATAGATGACCTACCTCCTGATACTCTCTTAGGTAAGCTAACAGGAGAAGATAGCCCAGACTCAGGACAGTTACCTCCTACCTTACAAACTACTCCTATAGATACTACGGAGACTTCTGAGGAGTTAGATGTAATAGATATAGGAGTTAGTGCAGAAGATGTGCAGATGGCTGCTAAGTTAGACCTTAACTTCTTATCTGCACTAGTAATGCCTTTAGTCTTTAAGTTTAACTTCCCTGCTGTATTTATATCTGTATGGACTTGGCTCTTAGGTTTTGCTCATAAGAAGAGAATCTTTCCCCAGCTTGCATTAGGCTTACCTCGTGGCTTTGGTAAGACTACACTAGTTAAGCTATTTATAGTGTACTGCTTACTCTTCACTAATAAGAAGTTTATATTAATTATATCTGCTAAGGCATCACTTGCAGAGAACATTCTATCTGACGTGATAGATATGTTAGAAGAACCAAACATAAAGAAAGTCTTTGGTGACTGGCGCTTAGGTATCGAGAAGGATACACAAGCTGTTAAGAAGTTTGGCTTTAGAGGTAGAAACATTACTATAGCTGCTATTGGTGCTGAGACTTCCTTACGTGGCTTAAATATAAAGAACGAACGTCCTGATGTAATGATCTTTGAGGATATACAGTCACGAGAATGTGCTGACTCAGAGGTACAATCTAATAAGCTAGAAGATTGGATGATAGGTACAGCTATGAAGGCTAAGTCTCCTCATGGCTGTATGTTCTTATTTGTAGCTAATATGTACCCTACAAAACATTCGATACTAAGAAAGCTTAAATCTAATAATAAGTGGACTAAGTTTATAGCTGGTGGCATACTAGCTGATGGTACTTCTTTATGGGAAGACTTGCAGCCTATAGCCCAGTTAATGAATGAGTTTGAGAATGATCTCTCTATGGGTAAGCCTGAGATCTTCTACTCAGAGGTACTTAATGATGAGAATGCTAGTCAAAACAATCTAGTAGATTTATCCAAACTCCCTGACTCTCCTTATAGTGAGGGAGATATTCCAGGCGGTAACTTCATCATAATAGATCCTGCTACAGACAAGTTAGGAGCAGATGAAGTATCAGTAGGTTACTTTGAAGTACATAATGGCTACCCAGTTTTAATGGAGCTAGTAGAAGATAGATTATCTCCTGGAGACACCATACGTACAGCTCTTAACTACGCACTCACTAAGAACTGTAGACTTATAGCTGTAGAAGCTAATGCTTACCAATACTCCTTACTATATTGGTTTGATTTTATATGTCAGCAGTTACAGATAGAAGGTATAGAAGCTGTACCTATCTATTCAGGTACTAGATCTAAGAACTCCCGTATTCTAGAGATGTTTAAGTCTCTTGCTAAGGGAGAAGTATTTATAGAAGAGGCGGCTAAGGCTGCTAGTTTTGCACAGATTATATCCTTTAACCCTCTAAGAAGAGATAATACTGATGGTGTCTTAGATCTTCTTACTTATGCTAATAAAGTAATGGAGGAGTTTGTGGAGTATATAGTAGCTAATAATTTAATAGAGTCTCAGGAGTTTGATGCTATTGATGTTCCTGAGTTTAACTCCCCATTTTAACCCATTATATCTAACAGGATCCTAACTAATGGCTAATGCTACCCCATTTGTACTAAGTAAGAACTCTCATGAGGCCTTTATACAGTACTATAAAGAGACTTTACTTACAGTTAATGATGTAAAGTCCTCACAGCGTGCTAGATTTGAAGGTATAGATAGAGCTTATCAGAGAGAGAATGATAAGACGGATCATCAAACACAGGCTAAGTTACAAAATGCTGCTGGTAACCCTACTCCTACACAAGATATAACAGTACCAGTAGTTATGCCTCAGGTAGAAGCAGCTGTTACTTATCAGTCTTCAGTCTTTCTTACTGGTGTACCTCTCTTTGCAGTAGTATCTAACGCTAAGTTTATTGATGAAGCTGTACAGATGGAAACTGTTATAGACGAGAATGCTGTACATGGTGGATGGACTAGAGAGTTAATGATGTTCTTTAGAGATGGCGCTAAGTATAACTTTGCACCTATGGAAATCTCGTGGGATAGAGAGTCTACTGTAGATGTGACTACTGATGTAGCGTTCTCTCCTACAGAAGGTAAGCCTAATCAGGTTATATGGGCTGGTAACACTGTTAAGAGACTAGACCCTTATAATACATTTGTGGATCCAAGAGTCTTACCCTCAGAAGTCTATAAGAAGGGAGAGTTTGCAGGCTATACTGAGTTCTTATCTCGTATAGAGCTTAAACAGTTAATAGCAGAGATGGCTGATACTCTCACTATGAATGTAACTAAAGCTTTCGAGTCTACCTCACAAGCTATACCAGGAACCTCTACAGGAGAGACTGCAGAAAACTATTATGTTCCAGGAATTAATCCTGAGGTTACTATAGAAGATAACTACGAAGGTGACATGAACTGGTTATCTTGGGCAGAAGTAGGTAAGAGAGGCTCTACTGGCAATAACAAAGCTATTGCTTATAAGAACTCTTATGAGAAAACTGTACTATATTGTAAGATCTTACCTTCTGAGTTTGGTCTACAAGTTCCAGGTGCTAATACTCCTCAGATCTGGAAACTTATTATTATCAACCATCAAGTTATTATCCATGCAGAGCGTCAAACTAATGCTCATGGTTGGATTCCTATTCTTATTGCTGAACCTAATGAAGATGGCTTAGGTTATCAGTCTAAGTCTTTAGCTACTAATGCTAAACCTTTCCAAGAAGTAGCTTCTAGTTTTATGAAGTCTATTATGGCTTCTCGTAGAAGAGCTATTTCAGATAGAACTTTATATGATCCATCTCGTGTACTATCTGCACACATTAACTCTGAGAACCCTTCTGCTAAGATACCAGTAAGACCTGCTGCTTATGGTAAGAAGATCTCTGATGCAGTATATCAGTTTCCTTATAGAGAAGATCAAGGAGCAATAGATGTAGCACAGATAAGAGACTTAGTTGCTATGGCTAATATAACTAATGGCCAGAATCCTACTAAACAAGGACAGTTTGTTAAAGGTAATAAGACTCGTAAAGAGTTTGAAGATACTATGGGTAACGCTAATGGTAGAGATCAAATGGTTTCTATCTTATATGAAGCTCAGATCTTTGTACCTATGAAACTTATCTTTAAGCTTAATATCTTACAGTTCCAAGGAGCAGGTTCTATCTATAGCAGAGATAAAGAAGATGCTGTAGATATTGACCCAGTTAAGTTACGTAACGCTGTCCTAGAGTTTAAGATAGCTGACGGGTTAGTTCCTGCTGACAAGATTATAAATGGAGAGGCTATGTTAGGTGCTCTGCAGGTTATAGGAACCTCTCCAGAGATAGGAGCAGGCTATAACTTAGCACCTATGTTCTCTTATCTTATGAAGACACAAGGAGCTAGATTATCTGAGTTCGAGAAGAGTCCTGAGCAAATGGCTTATGAACAAGCTGTAGGTCAGTGGCAACAAGTAGCAGTAATGGTTGCAGAAAAAGGAGGTGATCTTAAAACTATTCCACCACAACCTAAACCTCAGGACTTTGGCTATGACCCATCTAAGGCTTCTGGCTCTGATGAAGTAAGTCAGAGTCCTGATCAACCACAATCTAATATCCCATCTAATCAACAACCACAGTAGAGACTGATAATGTCAACACCACTAACTAATAGCTTTACCTCGTATGAGTTAACCGACCAAGAAGAACTGGAAGGTTGTATCTATAATGTGACACAGATACAAGTCTTACAGAATCATCTAGCAGCTTATGCAGAACAAAAACTTAATCTAGAGTACGACCCAGAGCATAAAGATGTATTCTTACAAGAAGATGCAAGTCTTAAGGCTAAGATAGATCTTTTACAATATCTTATTGATACCTCTAAAGTATCAGAAGAAGCACGAAACCAACCCCAACCTAACGTATAACTAACGAGGATATAACTAATGAGTATGTTTGATATATTTAAAGCAGCACCTGCACCAGCCGCTACCCCTGATAACAACCAACAGCAACCACCTGCTACTCCTAATCAACCTCCTGCTGCTAAGTTAGAGAATCAGCAACCTGATACTAACACTGTACAGACACCTGGAACTGACGCTAATGGCGTAGTACCAGATAATGTTAATGAAGCTAAGACCCCTCTTGACCCATTTAAGGACTTATGGGACACTAAGCCTAATGAGAACGCACCAGCAGAATATAAGCCTGAGGTATTAGACCCAGCTAAGTTACAAGAAGTTATGGGTAAGGCAGTTTTAACAGGAGCTATCACTCCTGAGATACAAGCAAGAATACAAGCTGGCGGTGATGATGCACAAACAGCAATGGTAGAGGCTATAAACATTGTAGGTCAACAAGCAATGATGCAGTCTACCGTTGTAGCTAATAAGATGATGGAGCAAAACTCCACTAAACTAATGGAAGCTATGATGGCTAAGCTTCCTTCTCTTGTTAAAGAGCAATCAGTTAACAACTCCCTACAAGAGCAAAATCCTGTCTTTTCTAATCCAGCTGTAGCTCCTGTGATAGACGCAGTTAAATCTCAGCTTCAGACTAAATTTCCCCAAGCAACTACCTCCGAACTAACAGTTATGGCGCAAGACTTTGTTAAGGCTATGTCCGAGACATTGAATCCTGCAGAAGTAGCTACAGCTAATGCTGTTAAAGACTCAGAAGATTTTAGTAACTGGTAGTACCTTATACCTAGTTACCTTATTTATTACTTTTTATTTAATCTATTTATCTTATAGGAGATAAATAAGTTTGAACCTTACTTGTTTGGTGCTGAGACAGATGAAACTGTAACAGTTGCTCAGTTATCTGGTGGTAACTTGTTCCAAGATGTTACTCTTACCTCTGATGTTACTTATACCTTGCCTACATCTGCTCTTATTGCAGCAGCTGCACCTGATATGAATACTGGAGACTCTATGAGTTTCATAGTTAAGAACTCCCAAGTAGGTGCATTTGATGTAGTACTCGCTGTTGGTGCTGATACTACTGCGGTAGGTGCTAATAACACTCTATCAACCCCTCCACAATCCACTAATATCTTCACTCTTGTTATGACTGATGATACAGATGGTGCTGAAACCTTCGACTTGTACTAAGTCTTAACCTTACCTTATTAATTTAATCAGGAGATCTTACTATGTCCGCAGGACTATTTAATACTAGTAATTTCACACAGGACTTAGCTAAGAAGTCCTTTGCTGGAATGATTACACGGTTGATGCCTAACGGCTCAGCTCCCTTGTTTGGTCTAACTTCTATGTTACCAACAGAAACAGCAGTACAGCATGAGCATGGCTTCTTTACTAAGACCATGTTATTTCCAGAGATGAAACTTGATGGTGCTATCGCAGATGGTGTTATTAATACCTTCACTGTAGATACTACTATTAACATTCTTCCTGGAATGATTATGCGTGTAGCTACTACTTTTGAGAATGTCATTGTAGACTCAGTTCTTAATGCTACTCAGATTAAAGTAACTCGTGGTGTTGGTACTGTAGCAGCAGCAGCTATTGATACTGCTATTGATCTTCACCAAGTTGGTAATGCGTTCGAAGAATCTTCTTTGCGTCCTAATGCTCAGAATGTTATTCCAGTACGTATAACTAACCTTACACAAACTTTCCGTAACACTTGGGCTATCTCTGAATCAGCTCGTGCTACACAAGTTATTGCAGGTGAAACTAACGTAGCTGAGTCTAAGCAAGATGCAGCAGCGTTTCATGCAGCAGATATTGAGAAGGCTATCTTCTTTGGTCAGAAGTTTCAGTCTACTCGTAATGGTCAGCCTTTCCGTACTATGGACGGTTTGATTAATATCACTGGTAACTTGACTTACTACCCTTCTAGTTATGCCGCTGCTAATATCTTTACAGCTGGTGCAACTACTAACTTCACACAGTTAGAAGGCTTCTTTGATCCTATGTTTAACCAAACTACAGATCCTAAAGGTGCTAACGAACGTGTCTTGTTTGTAGGTGGTGCAGCCAAGTTAGTTATTAATAACATTGGTCGTACTAATGGTAACTATCAGCTACAAGATGGTGAGACTAACTTCGGTTTGCAGTTTAGTACTCTTACTCTGTCTCGTGGTAAGTTACGTATCGTTGAGCATCCTTTGTTTAACAGTAACGCCTCTTGGGCTAAGATGGCAGTAGCAGTTGACTTAGCTACCTTCCGTCTTGCCTACCTAGGCGATCGTAAGACTCAGAATAAAGAGTTTAACATGTCAGGTAATCAGGCTCAAGATAATGGTATTGATGCAGTTGGTGGTACTCTTACTACTGAATGTACTACTGTTATTAAGAACCCACCTGCTAACTCAGTAGTCTATGACCTAACTGCAGCAGCTGTAGGCTAGTAAGTAGGTTAAGTAAGTAACTATTAAATAGGGGTTGGTAATGATACTGACCCCTATTTTTAACTAAATCTAATACCTAACAAGAGAGAACTAGCATGCCCGAGTCTAATCAGAACCTAAATTTAAAAGAACGTATGGCAGCTATTACAGCTAGCCAGAATAAAGCAGAGACTTCTACGGAAGCTTCTATTAATAAAGAAGTTGTTGCTAAGAAAGAAGCAGCACCTACACCTGACCTAAAGATCGAAGCTAAGCTTGAGCCTTTAGGAGCAGCCCCAATTCAAGAGAAGTTATACAACGTATTCTACTCTACCCTAGAGTCTTGTCGCATGATTACTAAAGGTGGTCGTAACATTGCTTTCGTACTAGGTAAGTATGTTACTGCTGTACCAGAAGAGATTCAATACCTACAGGAAGAGATATCCTTAGGTAATAGTCGCATCTCAGTAATCCCTGGCAAGGAACAGATGACAGCTGATGATTTAGATCCTATGAAGGCTCTTAAGAAGCAGCATATTAAAGAGTACTTAGCAGATCAAGCATTACTAGATAAGAACGTTGCAGCTGGTACTTTATCAGAGTCCTCTTCTGAGACACAGAAGTTAGTTCCAGGCTCTACAGCAGATACAGCTGGTTTAGCTGATCAAGCATAAGATCTTTTATTAACTTAATTAACAAGAGCATAGGGTAGCCATGACTTTTACAGAACTTCTAGCTGAAGTATACAGTATAACAGGCAGAGAGGACTTAGTAGATATGACTAAGTCTGCTGTGAAAGCTGCTACCCTAAAAGCTCACCAAACAGATTTTTACTCTAAAGATATTTATGAGAACTCTTACATCCTTGCAGGTGGTTTAGAGTTTACTAAGTCTTTAGACTATATAAGTATAATACCTAATTACAGGGCTCTTAAGTACTTACGAGTATATGATGCAGTTGCCTCAGAGCCTGCTCAGTTCTTTACTGTACTAACTCCAGAAGAGATACTAGATAGATGGGGTCGTACTAGGACAGATGTAGCCTATGTAGCAGGTAGAGTTTTAGAGCTACGTTCATCCACAGAGTTTGAAACTGTTCTATTAGGGGCTTATGTTAACCCTATAGTAACAGAGGGTAGTTACTCCTCTTGGGTGGCTGACTTATATCCTTACGCTATAGTACATGAAGCAGCAAGATACGTACTAGGCACTATTGCTATGCAGGCAGAGTCTAACTTCCAGAAGTCGTTAGTAGCAGAGCAGTATGCAGAACTTAAGATTAATGCAGTAACTGACATAGGCTATTAATAATGAATGAAGCTAATGTATGGAACCCTAATGAAGTAGATAGTGTAGGTAATAATGCACTTATTAACGGTAACTTTGATGTCTGGCAGAGAGGTACTAGCTTCTCTGGAGGCTCTGAGTATACTGCTGATAGATGGAAGGTGGAGATAGATGGAGGGTTAGGTACTAAGGACTTAGATACAGACGTACCGGATACTAAGTCTCTTAATAGTCTAGCTATTAATATTACTGACACAGTAGCTTTCATTCAAGTAGGTCAACAGATTGAGTTAGCTAACTTTAAGCATCTTCGAGGGCAGTTAGCTACTCTTAGCTATAAAGTTAAGGCTTCTGGAGTAACTGAATTTAACTCTCGTATTCGTTATAGTGCTGTACCAGATGATTCTATTTTATTCTCAGGAGATACTGTCGATGTACAAGCTAAAGCTGTAACTAGTGAGTGGTCTCTTATAACTCATACTTTTACGGTACCTACTGATGCTGGCTCTTTAACTGTAGAGGCTTCTACAGGAGCTATGGTAAATACAAGTTATTTTAAAGTAGCTCAAGCTAAGTTAGAAGAAGGCAGTATAGCTACTGATTTTACCTCTAAAGCTATAAGTGTAGAGCTGTCTCTATGTCAGAGATACTATGAAAAGTCCTTCCAGTCAGACACGGCACCAGCAATAGGACAGACAACTGGTAGAGTACGCTTAGTTAACTTAGGAGCAGGGGCTGCCGATATATCTCATAATATTCAATTCAAAACTAGAAAGTTAAGCACACCAACAATGACTGGTTACATTGCAGCTGGTGGTACCATTACTCCTTCATTTGATAACTTTGGTGACTATGGCGGTAATATGTTTATTAATTTGGGTGCTGGGATAGTTGACTTCTCTCACTGGACAGCAGCTGCAGACTTCTAGTATACTCTACTAGTACAGTTATCACATTAAACTTTAACTTATTTTAACCCTTTTAAGAGGATATAAAAATGCACGTATTTGCTTCTGCCACATTTGCTGGCGCTGTAGTACCTCATGATGATACAGACCTAACCTTTAATGCTCTCTATGTAGGCAGTTTAGGTGATGTATCTATAGACTTACCTGATGGTACTGCTGTAGTATTTGTAGGTGTAATAGCTGGAACTATCTTACCTGTAGCAGGTAACAGAGTTAATGCAGCTACCACTGCTGGTGATATAGTCTGGTTACAATGGTAATACCTTATGATAACTAACACTATAGGTGCTACAGTTTATAGCAAAAACACTCCCGGAATAGCAGGAATCTTAGGCGCTACCTTTGATGGCACTAATGACTATCTTAGCTACGCATCAGACTATACTGGCTTGGTTGATGGAAAGGTAGGTATAGTTGCGCTGCGCATAAGAATGAATGGCGGAGATGGTGTAGCTCAGACAGTGTTATCAACTAGGTTAGACCGTCTTATTATTGAAAGATCAGCATCAAATAAGATAAGTGCAGTTGGCAAGAATTCAGCTGGCTCGTTTATTCTAATAGGATCTTCTACTATAGATATCATAGTAGATGGCTACTATGATATTTTGATGAGTTGGGACATGGCTGGTGTATTTCAATGCTATGTAGATGATGCGCCGTCTACGACCTCAATAGTGCATACTGATGATACTATTGAGTATGCAACAGGTGCGCATAAAGTTGGTACTGACAATCTTGGTGTCGGTAGACTTAATGCAGATGTCAGTTTCGTATATCAAAACCTGTCCGAATACTTAGACTTTAGTGTTGAAGCAAATAGAAGGAAGTTCTTTACCTCATCAGGTGCTGTAGTTGACATGGGTTCTGATGGCTCTACTCCAACTGGCACCCCTCCTGACTTATTCTTACGTGGTGATTACACAACTTTTGAAAGTAATAAGTCTGGTAATGGCGGCTTAACTGTTACAGGCGCATTATCGAGGCCAGCATCATGAATATATACCTAGTTGATAAATCAGTTAATGATTATCCCGACTTCTTAGTTGAGGCAGAGTCTTTGCATGAAGGTGGTTTACTATCTAAAACATCTAATGTCGCTGATACTCAGGAGCTTATCAAGGTAAATCATAGTGAAGTACTTAAGCATAAGTGCATCATTAAGCGCTATGATTCGACTAATCGCGAAGAGCTATTTCAATTCTTTTACACTCCAGAGTGGCAACTACCTAATGACAAGGACTAAACTACTCAAACTATCTTCCTCCTCTAACTTCTATATCCAAGAGTTTATATCTCCTTGGTGGATGGAGCAAGCTAATAGTCCTGCTCATGTATTACAGGGCTTACAGCTTACAAATCCAGCCATGATAGAAGGTACACAACTCATAAGAGATCATGTGGCTGAGTCAGTTACTATTAATAACTGGCATAGAGGAGGCTCTTATGAAGAGTCAGGACTTAGAACTCCTCGTAGTTTAGGTTCTCAGTCTTTTGCCCTCTTCTCTGGTCATATGTTTTGGAAGGCTACTGATCTTAAGTTTAAATCTATGGATACAGCAGACGTAGCTCGCCTGATACTAACTAAACCTAAGAGGTTTAATATGATAGTGGCTATAGAAGACCCAGAGGCTACAAGAAGCAGTAGAGGTAAGCTTGGTAACGACTGGCTGCATGTAGTCTTTGGATATAGAGCTCCTAATAAACCTATCCGTATATTTAAACCATAGCCATAATTATGAGGAACCGTTCTATGTCCACTCCTGAGCATACGCTACTTAGTATGATGCTAGAGAATATAGCTGCTGTAGTAACAGGAGTAACACTAATACTGTTAGCCTCCCTAAAGTACTTAGGTAAAGGAAAACAGGCAGAGATAGCTAAGGCTGTACTTATTGAAACTCCTGTATCTCATGCAGAGTTACTAGAGTGTAGGATAGAGGCAGAGAAGTCTATGAGAGCTATAATTAAGGAAGAGTTTAAGGGCTTAAAGAAGGATTTTATAGACGAGATTCGTATCTTACATAAGAAACAGAATACTCACATTAAAGACTATCACAGTAAGAGGGACTATTAATTATGTCTAATTTTCTATACGCACATTATGATAATGCTATAAGGATAGCAGGGGTTGATATTCATAATAAGGCTCTAGCTGTTCATGGCTCTGACATTCATAACAATGCTGTTAATGCTTATGTGCATCAGCATACTGCTGTAACAACTACTGTCTCTACTGATAGTAATGCAGGTGACTATCAGATAGAAGTAGCTGATACTACGGGCTTTACTGTAGGTACTGCTATAGATATAAATACTACTACTATGGAGACTACGCACCCTACAATTGTAGCTGTTACTCCTGGAGCTCCTGGAACTCTCGAATTAGACAGACGTTTAGATAAGGCTCACTCTATAGGAGATGTTATTACTAAAGTTATTATTGATCTAGCAGCTGCTGGTCAAGTAGGTACATTAGCTGACCCACAAGAGTACTCTGCTGGCCCTCCTCCTGGAGAGGTATGGCATATAACTAATCTTACTCTTGCTATGGGTCATAGTTCAGCTGGAGACTTTGGATTATTTGGTAATATAGCTGCTCTAACTAACGGTGTTATTCTTAGAGTTAAAATAGGCGGCAACTCTGGAACACTTACTAACTGGAAAACAAGTGGAGAGATTGATGTAGATACAGGGGCAGTAAGCTTTCATGCTAGATCTGGTGGGCAGGGTACTCATGGTACTGCTGCTAATGGAGCCTTTAAGACAAGAACAGGTGCCGTAATGAGACTAGATGGTGATAAAGGTGATCAGTTTATAGTCGATGTACAAGATAATATAACAGGCTTAATCTTCTGGAACATGAAAGTTCAAGGGCATAGAGAACTTGCTCCTGACGTAATAACTTAAACTAGGAAGTAACATGAGTAATAATACTACTAATAAGTTCCGCTCTCGTAAGTGGCGTATAACTAAAGCTATTCTTTTCTGGACAGATTCAGTCTGTATAGGTATTCTTATCTATGCAGGCTACTTAGGTTCTGCTGTTTTCGTAGAACTTGTACCTACTGTACTTCTTACTATGGGTGGAGTTAACTCTGTGGCTGCCGGTGCCTATAATTATGCTAATGCAAGGAGTAAAGAGTATGAGTCTTAATTTCGAATTCTTAGATGCAGATAAGGATGGCCGTCTTCCTCCTTCTATTGTAGGCATCTTATTCATATGTATGTTTCTTGTAGGAAATGTAACAGGGTGGCTAGCCCATATAAACTACGCTCTTAGAGGAGAAGCTTCTCAGATTGTAGAAGATATGGAAGTAGGGGATACCAATCTAAAGGAACTCCACATTGACTTAGACAGACTTGATGGTAATATAGAGGCTACTAATAATGATAAAAGGTTTACTAATGAGGACTGTCTTAGTTATTCTAACCCTAACTTTGTTAACAGCTTGCGGAACAGTAGCAGAGATGAGGAGCTCTAACATTACTGAAGACACTAGATTTATACATGCAGAGCCAACAGCTTCTTTTAAGGAGTTATGGATTATACATGAGACTAACTTCCTTCATTCAGAGAAAACTAATAAAGATATGAATCAGATTCGTAATGGCACTAGGTGGTAGTATAACTTATGGCACAATTTACTCATAGAATAAACCTCAAAAAAACTGCTAGTCCCTTACTTAGCTCAGAGTTAGGTAGATCTGTGCTTGTGCCTAACAGTAAAGAAGCAGGGACAGGCGAAGATGCTAATGAGCCTGAGATTCTATACATGCACAATGTTATGCCTACTAGTAGAGGCCTACAAAGTGTAGGTTTTAAGGACATAATAGAGGCTCCTACTGGTGGTGATGCTACCACTAAATTAATTAAAGCCATACCTCTGCTTAACGAGGCTACTAATGCAGCAGGCACTACATTTAAGCCAGATAGCCCTCATTTAGTAGCGTATCTAGCGCCTCCTTTTGCTTCCATATACCTACTTGAGGAGACTGATACTACATGGACTAAAGTAGTTACTCCTCTTAACGCTGTAACTGAGTTTCATGTTACAGTAGCTAACACAGCTGGAGAGAGTTACATGCTACTGGGCTTAAGTAGCCCTTATTGTTACTCTCAAACCCATGGACTAATAGCTAAAGCCTTCACTGGCTCTCCTATACATTTTATTTTAGGTATAACTGGAGCTTTTGGTTATCTTATAGCTTGGGGGGCGGAACTAAATAACAAGACATCTGCTATTGCTTGGTCTTCTTTATTAGACCCATTAGATCTAACACCTTCAGCAATTACTGGCGCGGGTACAGCTACTGTGGAAGGAGCTAAAGGTCATGTATTAGCTTGTGTGCCTAACTCCACAGGCTTCTTAGTTTACTGTCTACATAATGTAGTAGCTGCTATTTATACAGGAAATAAGGCTTTCCCTTTTAAGTTTGTACCTGTTGAAGGATCTAAAGGTTTAGGTACTTCTAACACAAATAATATAGCTTCTGTAGTTAATCCCTATGTACCTGGACTTATAGCTTCTGAGCCAGACTCCTATGGTCACTTTATGTTTGGAGGCACTAGTGGCTTACAGTTAGTTAACAGTAAGAAGGCTACTGTTATATATCCTGAGGTTACTGACTTTATAACAGGAAAGTTACTAGAGGACTTTAATGAAACTACTAAGACTTTTAGTCTCCAAGAAGTTGGAGCTAATGAAGAGATGATGAAGAAGATAGCTTATATAGCCTCTCGTTATCTGGTTATATCTTATGGCTTAGTTGAATTCACTCACGCTCTAGTGTACGATATTCAATTGAACAAGGTAGGTAAGATTAGGTTTACTCATGTGGATGCCTTTGAGTCTAACTTTAGGGTAGTAGCTGGTACTGATCAAAGAGAGCTTGCTAAGGAGTCTATAGCCTTTATGGATAAAACAGGTAAGGTCTCAGTAGTCTCTTTTAACCCTATAGATACTACTCGTACTGGTGTTCTTATCTTAGGTAAATATCAATATGTAAGAGATAGGCTTATAACTCTCCAGAAAGTAACTTGTGAGAATGTAGTCGTTGCTGACGACTTTGAGTTTATAGATATGCCGTCTTTAGATGGTAGAAATATCTCTTCAAATGTGTCTGCTACTGAGACTTCAGGCGTAGGTTATAGAGAGTTTGCTCTTAGAAGCTCAGGTAAGAATCACTCTCTTGCATTCATAGGTAAGTTTATACTTAACAGTCTTGAGCTTTTATTCACTATTAATGGCAGAAGATAAGAGCAGGAGTTAAAACTTATGGGTGAGGTAGTTGATAGTTTATTAGATACAGGCTTACCCTTAACACCTGACTTAGGTGATGGTAGCCAAGAAGATTTACTTAACGCATTACAGCAGATTCATAATGCGATACAAATACTACAAAATGAGGTTGAGCGTATCAGGATTGCTACTGGTACTGCTCCACCTCCTTAACATATACAGCTTAGTAAGAGGATAAGATTATGAAAAGATTTGGCATAGGTTTAGGCTTAACACTAGGCGTTAGTCTTAATGCAGCTGGCGAAGACAGTGGCTTTGGCATTGATCTTGGTTTTAGCTCTACTTTCGGGGATCTAAGCGCTGGCTTATTTGGGACTAGTTCAGAGCAATCAGGCTCAGGTTCAGGGACTAGCCTTGAAACTTCTGATATAACTACAACAGAAGCTATAGAGGTAGATGAGGCTGGTATTCTTAAGATGATAAATGATATCTTACAGGGTACTGGTGGCTTAGCTGATATCTTTGGTGCAGAAGCGGGTGCTGGCGTCTTTGATAGCTCTGCTGCTAAAGGAGGCACTGAAGATCTACTAGCTAAGATTGCTGGCGAGATTGCTAAAGTAACCGCTACTAAGACAAGAACTCAGGCTGGCACGAAAGAAGCTGAGCAAGAGTCTACTACTAAGTCATCCGCTGAGTCTCCAGGACTTATATCTAAGCTTTCTTTTGGTTTATTCTAGTCTAGGAGACTTACTACCATGGCAGACATACAACCTAAAGCTTCTGATGAGACTCCTATTAATCCAATCTTAGCACAAGTTGAGAGGATTAATAAGGCTAATACTCCACCTCAGACTACGCCAGTACAGACTGATGTACCTGAGGAAGGAGTTACAGAGGTGTACAGCAGGCAGCAGTTATATCTGCAGAGGCCATCAAGTCACAGCAAGCTAAAGGTGATATAAGCAAAGAGGCTGCTAATGTAGTTATTAATGCAGCAGGCAACAAACAGGTAATAGATCTGACTAGACAGAATGCTGAGTTAGAGGCGCAGTTAGATACAGCAGAAGTATTTGAGGCTGCTGGTGGTGCTGATAGACTTGTTAAGCTAGCAGAAGGTAGACGTAAAGCTGTTGATGACCAGTTAGCTAAGCAAGAAGCTATCAGAGAGAATGTAGATGTTGACTTCTCTGAAGACCCTTTACAATGGCTTACTAATAAGTTCACTATTGGAGCTTTAGGTGAAGAAGAATCAGTAGCCTCTGCTACAGTAGCTATGTATGATACAGCTATTAGTAGTATAACTGCCTTAGCTAATAATGCTGATATAGCTATTACTAATACTGCTGTGACTATGAATAAAGCTACTATCTCTGCACAGCAAAACCTTCTAGCTCAGCAAGCTACTGTTAAGGCTGCACAGTTTAAGCTAAGTGCTGAGGAAGCTAATGCAGAGAAGCTATCTATTATGATGAACCTCTCTGATAAGCAGATGTCAGCACAAGTAGATAAATATAAGTTAGGTCTAATGGCTAGAAGTGAAGAAGCCCAGAAGATAGAAAGAGATCTAAGAAGAAAGGCTCTTGAGAAAGATGAGGACTTTAATAATACTTTAGTTGCAGGTACTCTTGCAGGTAGAAGAAAGATAGGTGTGCCTATATATGAGGGGGCTGAACCTGCTCTTATAGAGAAGCAGAGACAAGAGATTCTTACGTCTCATAAGTTAGGTGGCACTCAAAGAGATAGAGTTAACTCTGAGTATGAAGTAGGTGTTGGTGCTGTATCTCCTACTCCGTTCCAAACTGCTTCTGCTATCACTCTTAGTGATCCTACTAAGTTTACTGATAAATCTAATAAAGCTTTAATCTCTTTATCTGATTCCATTAACACTGTACAAGCTGCCTCTACTGATCCACAAACTGGTGGCTTTAAACTTACTGCTGAGAACTATCCTAACTTAGTTAACTCACAAGTTAAGGCAGACTTTGAAGAGTTCGAAGCTGAGATTAAAACAGGAGATGAAACTAATCCTAATAAGGCTGCACCTCTAGCTATTCTTGTAAGTATGGAGTCTACTAAAGAGCTGCCTCTTGTTACTAATGTGTTAGCTCCTCTTATTACTGAAGACTCTGTTGATATAGATACAGAGAAAGTAGTTGAGATGGCGTTTCAAGCAGTTAAGAGAGTGAACAATCCAGAAGGTACTATTACCTTTGAAGAAGCTGTTGATGGTATCTCTCTTATCTATGGTGCAGCCATTGCTCATAATAATATAAGTCAGAAGCGAGAAGACTTAGGTCTACCTTTACAGC